GCACTAGAACCCACACTTGGTTCGTGTAAGGTCTCGTAAGAGAAATTGGACCGCATATTAAAAAAATGGTTTGTTCCTACTGAACACACCTACGCGTTACCCCAAAAAGGGGCACTACGTAAAAACTATACGATCTTATCTCAAAGAGACTGCCCCAATCCACCGATTGGGCTAACACACGACTTTATTTTACTTCGAGCCGTTCGTCCGGGTCCTGGACTAAATGTAAGGCGTTTCACCAATACATCTGAAAACGAAGTTGCTATTTTCTCTCTATAGCTAGAGTACTATGTTTGTGGAGGCATATCCCATCGATGATACCTCGGACAATTCAGAAAGAAGAAGAGTGTAAAATCTTCTCCAGTTGCGACGTAATCTAATGTAAATTTACGTCCTGTTTCAGCCCCACCGGACTGTGTGAACTGAGATGCGTGATAAAATTCTGACTGAATTTCTTCAGATTTATCTAACCGCGTGCTTGAAAATCTCAGCGGATAATAGTATGGAGCTTCAAACTCCATACATGCGTTATTCCGCAACAGCATCAATTCACTACCATTCGACGAATAAACAAAAGGGGAAGTACCTTCCAACAAGAAGTCAATATTATCTGTATATATAACTGCTTGAACAGAAGGAATCTCTGGTTCATACGGCGAACGGTATACGGTAGTAACTCGCATGTTACCACCAGTTTCGACGTTGTTAACTAACTTACGTCGAATGCTACCACGAAACCCCACAAAAGCAGGGGAACAATAGGTCAAAGGAATAGTCACACATGGGTTTAACGAATAACTGTTTCCCCCAGATGAGTATGTTTTCACTCCAGAAGGGGTACTAAATGACGCCCTATAAAATGGAAAGACTTTGTTCTTTATGGTAGTTGTGCGGGCTTCATTAGCGGCCGCTGGGTTTAATTCCCACGCTGTATGGAAACAATAGCGCTTAAAAAGCTGGCGCAAAGAAGTAGTGTGTTCTCCAAAGAACACTTCCATTAAATGGTTTGTTCCACTACGACTTTCAGGATTCATTTGCATTTGCATAGTTTCCTCTGGTTTGTTTTCCATTGCCGACTTGTTTGTGGTTGCATCAGTAGTTACTTCTGAATGCGAAACAAGCAGGCTTTGTGACTGTAAACGAATTGGAGTCACGGATAAGTTCTCGATTAAATCGGAACGGGGGACGGCAAATTTCATGTCGTCTCCAGCCTTCACAAATACATTGACTTCGATAGCTGGTGCTGTAATAATAGTACTTGGATCACCAGGTACCGTCAGCTCGTTAAGAACCGAAACGGTTATTTGACCGTTTGATTCACTAGACAACGGTATCACTCCATTCTCGTACTCATTATAAAAACCGGCACCATTGATATTGCGACCACATTGTGCAATATCAAGGAAGGGAACCGCTTGTCCCCAACCAACTGTCAGTTCAAAATCGCGTGTTTCAGCGATATCAATGATTTCTGTGTACTGCTTATTTTCATCTAACGACGAGTGTACATTCGGATCGAATTGTATGCGTAAACGTCCTTTATGGAAATTTGACGCTACAACTTGAAAGCGATATGTAACAGAGCCGTGCCAGTATGAAAATAATTGTGACATCATGGCCATAGGGGTCATATTTAGACTAGAACCATTAGCAGTGTTATTCGACAAAGTCGGAGTCACATTTGACGTAAAAAGAATTGTTCCAGGAACATCTCCTACTTCATATGTAACCCATTTGAACGATGTTAGATAACTCTCCTTCTGGGCTATATCATAAATTCCCATATGATCATCAGATGACAATCCTACAGTGCGGGCATCTATGGTAGTTTCAGCTTTGGAATCTAAGGTCAACTTTAAAACATTGTCAGGTTGATCAGTAGTTGCAAAGGCACTTGCCATAACTGTTTTCACAGGTTTGGTTCCACCAATTTCAGGTGGACGACTATAACCGAACATTCTTGCGCTCTCACCAATAGCACCAGCAACCATTTGAGTTGCTCGTGCGTAAGGCCCAATAACGGGCATATCAGTCATCCAGCCAGCTGCTGCAGCAACAGCAGAGGCCGGTTTACTGATAGGTCCAGTTCCGTATTCGTCTTTCTTCGTCACGCTGGTCTTCTTCGCATGAGAAACAAGTTCACATTGCGATTGAAGAGCAGTTGGTGTTGCTAATGTGACATCAGTCATATAAGCATACACCGTAATGGTGACGGATTGTGCTTCACCAGACGCATGTTTCAGCGGGTTAAGCGAGGACAGGGTTATTTCACCCATCCGGTCCCAGTCGCGTTCAGTTACATCCATGTAATTTTCCGCCCAAAAGAATGGCAACTCCATTTCACCACCTTCATTAGTGGTTGGGTTCAGAAAAATCTTGGGTCTCTGAGAAAGTAAAACATAATCTTCCTCAAGCAGATTCCCAAAAGTCAACGCATTCAAGAATGGTAAAGGTTCATAGGTTACCATGACTCTACCATAAAGAAATGCATTTCCATTGATAATAAACTTAACGTGTAATTTTCCGCTCATATTGTTGAAATATTTTAACTTTTCAGCAACAGCGGAGTCCTCACAAAATAACGTCCAGGGATTGAACGTCATATTAATTGCACTAGGTGCAGTTGAGGTCCATCGTTCATCTTTGATGCGAACTGGTCGGGAAAGAAAATCTCCCAGTTTGGCATCTTCAGACTGAACGGCATCGAACGTTGAATCACGTTCGGAGGCAATAACAGCAGCATAACCAGGATCAAGATCCTCGAAATGCATAATAGCTTGTTTGCCGGTTGAAGCATTTCCCACGTCTGATTGAGATTCAAGGACACACCAGTCCATCCAATCAGGAACAACGAGGAAAACACATACATACAAAATTTCAAATAAAATAAACATATAGATTTTTAGATAGTCGGTAAAATTGTTAACACATTCGGCACGGTTGGCTCACAGGTGTGTCACACTGTGAGGACCGCCAACTTGTTGTTTGGCAAGAACTGTCCTAAATAAGACTAGGCCTAAAGTGAGCAAGCCTATTTCACACATGGGTGTTGGTCCCCCAAAAGTAAAACGGTATCCATAACTCACCTCTCCCTTTTTAGCAGCAATGCGATGGGAGTTCGCACTTACGACGCTTTTTAAGTCATCCGGAGACTGGGCCTGACGCGTTAAAGGTATTTAGCCTTATAACGCTCCAGGTATTGCCGATAACACACATCAAGATTCAAAACAAGAGGTCCGATGTTATGCTCATCAGCAATTTGGCGCACTTGCGCCCGCCATTGTTCATATGGTTCTTCACCATGATTGAACATTTCCCTAATGGAGCCGTCTAAATTGACTGCGGCTGCCATGTCGGGTGGTAATGTATCTGTAGCATTACAATGCAAGGATTTCATCATCGATCCTACATCAAGTGCTCCCATATACATACCAATGTGCTCGTTAAACACCGGCTTTCTTTTCAGAAAGTCAATCTCTTTTAAAGAAATGAGATCCGGTGCAGATGCAGATTTGTCAGCAGGGGTATACCCTATACCTACATCTTTGAAAACACGAGCTAGACTATTGAAGTGAACATACTTAGCAACATCCGGGTGAGGAGAGAATAAACTATCATCACCATAGAATGTGGCACGACATTTTTCGGAAAAAGTACCAGAAAAATTATGCTCTTTCTTCAGTCTATTGAAGACACAACGGTGATAAAGTGAATTTACAATTCCATTCACATACACAGT